TCAAACAATTCTCCATCAGTATTTTTATACATACTAATAGTTTTCATGGTATTGTCAGCTTGACCGTTAAGTCCTAACACTTTTCTGCTGGCATTTTCAATTGCACCTGACCCTTTACCAGCATATAAGTCAAGTACTTCGTTCCTACTATAGTCTCTGCTAACTTGAGAAATCTGAATTATTATTACATCGAAGTTCACTGCCATATTAGATAAACTGTGAGATATATGCTTGATTTGTTCATATTCTCCCCTTACATGAGGAGGAGTTTCAACAAGGTCAATATAATCTACAATTACCATAGCTGGATTCATTTCGCGTATCTTGTCTTTGATTTGCTCTATAGTTGGAGATACAGTCTGTATGGAAACATGACTCAATTCATCTCTATGCTTACGAAAAATATTATCATACTTTTCATTTACATCTTCTTTACCACAATCAGCTACTATTTGCATATGTCTTCTATGCATATACCAGGCTGAAAGCTCAAGAGATATAAAAAGCGTAGGAATCTGCCACTCTTTGACTATTCTATTATTTACGAAATCAACACCCAATGCAATATTCTGTGCTAATGTCGTCTTACTTGAACCAGTTGGTCCAAATATTGTAACTAATTCGCCAGGATAGATAGTAGCATCAATATGTGTAGGCAAGCCTAACATTCTTGACAGATTTACTGTTCTTCCTTTAAAATCAGTGGTCATACGGTTGTGGAACTCATCCTGGAGGCTATCAGCTGTTAATATATCAATAAGATAGTCTTTCCTTTTAAAGAATATACACCGAGTCTGACAGTATTCTTTCATATACTTGTCTTGACAGGAATATTGATATCCTTTATTATAGGTTTGCTCTATTTTATTCATTAACACACCATCTTCTAAGCTACCATTATTCCAATGCTGTAATGATACCTTGGCAAATTCACTAGGAATGCCATGCCTTCTAAAATGGCTAGCTATTCGCATAGAGATATTGTTTCTAGAGCCTTTCTGGGGCCCTATAGACAACATTCTTTGCACACATGGAACAACCTTCAGGTTTTCAGTTACTGGCCGTAATTCAGTGATTTTAGGCGTTTCTTTAATTATAAGCTCTTCCAGTTCACCTTCTCCTATTAAAGAATGATAAGCAAATTCTAATCTTGGCGTTTTAGCAATGTCAAGTATATCAGTTGCTTTTAATGAATCAAGCTCTTTAATAGTTAATGGAACTTTATATAATCCCGTCTTCAAGTTAATGGTATGAGGTACACGATATATAGCAGTTCTAATATATACCATATCATCTATACCTGGCAGTAACGCTGCCATAGTTTGACGGACTATATAGGGTAGTTCTGGTGAAGGTAGGAAGTTGAATACATTATTTGGAATTATCAGATGATATCCAGTCCCACTAAAGTAGGGCTGAATTGATTTCCCTGGCATAACTCCAGCATCTTCTAAGGCATAAACACATGCTTTAGTTTGACGTAATGTTTCTTCGTTAGAGTTATCACCCTTATCAATGTCAACTAGAACCTTGTCAATCCACCGAGTACCGTAGAAATCTCCTACGGACCCGGCGTTTTCAATTTGACTTTTACTCGCATCATCATATAAATATAATGACCGATATAATGGTTCTTCAGGATTTATATAAGAAGATAGCTCTGTTTTAGAAATCATAAAACCACGATTTCTTGGTTCCGCTTTAGCTATCTCTATATAATTCACAGAGCGTCTTCTACTGACTCTGGTAATTTGGTAGTATTAGTAGGTTTTGCTAATATTTCAGCAGCTGCTTCTTTAATATAACCATTAGTCTTCATCCATTTGACATGACTAGCTAAATCAACGTTACCGACGCTATTGTTAGGAAATACACGATAATGCACAGTATTATATGCTTTACCAGTTTTCTTATTAGCTTCTTTATAGACATAACCTACAAAATCATAAGATGGATTAGTTCCAGGTATTACACTACTTAAGTGATTATCTGTTAAATACTTAGCAATATCCTTAATAGCTGTTCCATCTTCTGTTTCCCAGCCACCCTTGACATTAATACCTGCAGTACATCCAATGTCGCCAAAGAACTTATACATACGATTCAATACTGAACCACCTGTAATATTTCCTTTGCCATCCTTATCAAATGAACCACGTATTTTTATTTCACGATTATAATCACTCTCTTTAATAGCAACTTCAGCAACTATAAATATATCAGCCCAGTCAAACTTGTCTGATTGGTCTTCAAATGAGACTAAACCCATCTCACAAATACCCATATATTTATTGCTACCACCGCCACCTGTAGCTCCTTTAGGCTTAAATAATGCCATTATTCTTTCTCCTTTTTATAGATTTTCTTCCAGTCAAAAGGGAATACTTTCCCCTTAAGATGTTCACAGCGACTACCAGCTTCTAATGCTATGCCTGATTGAAATGAAACCATAAGCTCATCTTCTTCGCCTCTAAACATATAGCCAATAGCATCAGATTGAGCCATTAACTGGTTCTTAAGCTTGCCAGATAAATCTAGAGATTCAGGTTCTACGGCAGTAGAATTATCAACAGCGGTTGCTGTCTTTCGGTGTCCAACTATAATAGTCTTTGGACATAGACTCTGGAGTTTCTTTATATTATTCAACACACGTTCACGAACCATTCCAAAACCTTTTCCATAAGGTAAATCGGCTATATCATCTACGCCCATTTCCTTAATCACATCTTTTGTGGTCCATTCGACTAGTTTGTCGACTGTATCCAATGCAAAGATTTTGTATTCGTGTCCATCTGCTGCTTCTTTATAGAAATCCAGGAGTTCCTCTTTACTGTTAACACCTTGAAAATATCCCTCAAGCATATGGGACCCTGATTCGGTATCAATGACTAAACAGTCATTTAACTTACTTAGCATAGTAGTTTTACCTACTTTAGGGGCCCCATATAGCAATAGGATTTTAGGATTAACAGAAACAGGTTTGCGCTTGGCTTTTTGTAATGCCATAACTTTCTCCTATTTTGTCATTAATCAGCAGTTATAATATACATTCATTGTACAGTATAACCAAGTGATAATCCTTTGAATGTGAAGAGAAATTGCTCAGGGCATTCCTCCTCTGTGAGTAGCCGTTTTATAGCATTCGCAATGAACGCTCCAGCCATGTTAGAACAGTAGGATGTCGCCTTGGCGTTACAAGGGTCTTCACTAGCATCTGCATCTGAATACCAAGTATCTTTATACTTCGCAAGAGTTGGATTCGTTAGCACATACTGTTGGTACTCCTCCGCCCCCATTCGCCCATCTATAAGGGCAAATGGTCTGTTACGCTCGGTCAGCGCTGCAGTCGCGGCTTCAAGGCGACTGTCCATACTGTCAAAACCCAGAATTACGATATCGTCTTCGCTGAGAGGCTTGACGAATGCCGAGAACCGCCCTGGTTCTACAGTAATATCGACATCTGGATTAATCATTTTAAGGTGTCTTTTTAAGGCTTCTACCTTACTTTTGCCTATATCTTTCCACACATAATGAGATACACCAATATTTTGTATTTCTACACTATCTAAGTCATATAATACAAATTTATCAGCTCCCATTCTACAAAGTTGTGTGGATGCAGAGCTCCCAATAGCCCCGCATCCAAGTATGTGAAAGGTTTTATCTTGGAAGTCTTCGATTAGACCTCTGCTTCTTTCATTAATGAACAACTGTATCCCTCCCTTTTATATTTTCAAGAAAATCATCAGGCCAATAGTGATAAACTAATGCTTCCAATTCATTCTTATCCATGAGTTTAACTTGCAGATTGTATCCTTTGATACTTGCATTAATTGTTTTTCTCATTTCAAGATATTGTGTATAGGTAACATCATCATCTTCTATTAGTTTGTCCTGCATCTCTTCTATCAAATCATTGATAGGTTTAACTTTATCAGCTGGAACTTTATCCATATCAACATTTGGATTGCGTCGATATCCATAGCCGTCACCATAAGAATTTACACCATAACCATACATATTATAATCATCAACTTCTGTTTGGTCTTGTTTAGTCCAAAGTGTAGATTGATTACCATTAACATATGTTCTAGTATTCTTGTTATATGTGGTAACAGCAACTGTAGTTTTAGAACACAGCTCTTTTACTTCAGCATCAAGCTTATTATCTCGTACTTCGTCTATATCTTCAAGGAAATTAAGCGTAACATTTTCTTCATGTTCAAATGGATAGAAGAATTGTATTCTTAATTTGTATTCTTGTTTAAGATTAACTACTAGAGATACTGTGAAATCATGAGATTTATTTGCCATGATAGTAGCATTATCAGTTCCGGACCAAAATGCAGCCATTGTATGATGACTATGCCACCAACAATGTCTTACATTATCGCCATGTTTGCCTACCAT